AAGTCAGTAAACTACTTAATACAGAGCACTACAGCAGATCTTGTCAACGAACGCGCAGTGGCGCTGGACAAATTTCTGAGCGATAAAAAGACCTTTATTTCGCATATTGTTCACGATGAAGTGGTGTTGGACATGCCGAATAGTGAGAGATACTTGATTCCTGAAATCAAAAAAATATTTTCCCAAAACTCCCTTGCTGAATTTAAAACGAACTTGCGCGCTGGTAAGGACTACTATGACATTGGAGTTTTAAATTTATGATTTCTATTGTTGGAATTGGCAACGCTGCGACGAAAATTGCCGAGAACTTTAAAACTCAGAAAAACAATTACAAGATCTATCAACTTAGTTCAGATTGCAAAAACACTAAGTTTACACGCAAGCTTGAACGTTTTGAAAATCCAGAGGACTATGAAAACAATATTCCTGATCTTAAAAAGTTTTTTAGTGATATCACTGATGATGTTCAAGTTATTATTGTTGGTGCCTCTTTAAGCTCCAACTATGCACTCGGTATTCTTGAGCAGATTAAAGAAAAAAATATTAATGTGTTCTATGTCAAACCAGATATTGAACTGCTCACCGGTGTTCCTAAGCTATTAGAAAATATGATGTTTGGTGTATTACAGGAATATGCGCGTTCTGGTCTTTTTCAGTCACTTACTATTATTTCTAATCTTGAGTTAGAAAAAGGTATACAAGACTTATCAATTAAGAATTATTATGATAAAATAAATGAAACGATTTTCTCGTGCATGCATTATATGAACTTTTTCAATCACACAGAACCAGAAATTGGCATCATGTCCCGGCCGTCTAAAATAAATCGTATTAAAAGCATCGGTATGCTGGATTCAAAAACTTTGAAAGAAAAATGGTTTTTTCCACTTGACATGACTCGTGAAACATATTATTATATTTGCATTAATGAAGAAAAACTGGAGAAAGAAGTTGGTTTACATCGTAAACTTGTAAGCATTTTAAAAGACAAGCCCCGCAATGCTTATAAGAAAATTTCTTATGGTATATGGGGCACACACTTAAATGACTTTGGGTTCTGCGTTGCCCACACTAACGCAATACAACAACAAAATACCCTTGACAAGCTAGAACAAGGGTGATACATTAGATGCTGTGGCAAGCACAGTATACTTTAACAAATAGGAGAAAATACTAATGTCAATTAACATGGAACTTATGCGTAAGAAGCTTGCTTCTTTGCGCGGCGAAGGCGGGGACAAACAGGATTCTGTTTGGTTTAAGCCACAAGAAGGAGAGCAAGATATCAGGATTGTTCCAACACCTGATGGCGATCCACTTAAAGAAGTTTACTTTCATTATAATGTAGGTGAACACAAGCGCGGCATCATGTGCCCAAAGCGAAACTTTGGTGAACGATGCCCAATTTGCGATTTTGCTTCCTCTCTTTGGAGAGAAGGAAGCGAGACCAATGACGAGGAAAGCAAGAAGCTTGCAAAGTCACTATTCGTGCGAGCACGCTACTTCTCTCCCGTTATTTGGCGTGGTCACGAAGGAGAAGGTATTAAGGTTTACGGTTATGGTAAGCGAGCATACGAAAACCTTCTTGGCTACATTTTAGACCCAGAGTACGGTGATATTACCGATACACACTCTGGCACCGATATTGCGTTGACTTATACAAAGCCAACGTCACCCGGAGCTTATCCACAAACAAACTTGAAAATGCGTAGAAGTTCGTCGCCATTGCTGGAAGACACTGAGGCAATCCCTGCCCTCCTAGACAGCATGCCCGATATTGAGTCATTGTTTGAGCGCCTTAGTCCCGAAGAAATCGATGCGATCCTTGACGAACAATTGTCCGGTGATGCAACTGCTGAGTCTCGTTCTACTGAGTCCAGTAAGTACAAAACTGACGCTTCAGTCAATCCAGTTGATGCTGCATTTGATGAGCTTATGGCTAATAAATAGTTTGTTATCGGAGCCGCTAGCAGACCGGCTATAGTCTGCCCGTTTACCATAAAAAGGAGTATATTATGGATTGGTTGAGAAGTACATTGCAACGTTGGAAGGTGCAAGTTAGTTTTGTTGCTGGGGCACTAGTTGTCGCAACAGCATACGGAACATGCACTGTTTCCCCAGAAGTTGCTGAAGAAGTAAGTGAGGTCACAACTGAAACTGTTGTTGAGCCTCCTTCGGTTGAGGTTTCCACATCTGAAACTGTTGATGTTGAAGCGCCTGCCGAGGCTACAAGCACAGAAACAACCACTACAGAAGCTACTGAAACGGAATAGCTGCAGCCGCTGGCAGACCGGTGTAAAGTCTGCCGCTTACTCACACACACACAGGAGAAAAAATGAGTGACAACAAAAACGGATACCAGCTCCGCACAGAATTGCTGGGAATGTCAATAGGAATTGTTCAGGAGAGAATCCAAAGACAATTCGAGATTGAACACCTGAAGCCCGAGGGACAACGCCAACCGGTATCGTCCTATACGACTGAAGATGTAATTGCTGAAGCTGAGAAGCTTTATGCTTTTGTTCAAAAGAAATAAATAAAAAACCGCTGGCAGACCGGTGTAAAGTCTGCCGTTTTCTAATCGCAAAGTTTTTACTAACTGATTTGTAAAGACGATGCAATCTAACAAAGGAGAACAGATATGAAAATTAGAAAAATTACAAAAACAGCACAGAACGTGTCTGTGCAAGATGTTGTAAATGATTACAACGACAAAAAAATGGCAATCGTTAAAGATTTCCAAAGACGAGTAGTTTGGCAACGTGACACTGCCAACAAATACATTGAATCAGTTAGTAAGGGTACCGCCGTTTCGGGTATCATTGTTGCTGATATCGAAAGCGGTATTGAAGCCTCTGACGCACACAGTGACATCAGGGGTGCCGAGAGATACCGAAAACTAAAAAGTGAAGGTAAGCTGACTGTCAACGAAGATGGTCAAAATCGTTTACGTAAAGGTCTAATGGGTTTTGTTAATAATGAAACTACATTCACCGGAACGCTTTATGATTTGAACTATCAGCCCCAACAGTTTACTAACATAAAGTTTGAAAAGCTGCCACCAAGCTTTCAGCAAGCGTTTTTGCACAGTACCGTAATTATTGTTACTGTTAGAAACGCACCATTTAAAGAGCTGCCATCGATTTTTCGTGATTTAAATGCTGGCGATCCTCTTAATAGAACTGAGAATCGACAATCATATCAAACTGATATTTCTATTTGGATCCGAAAGTATTGCGAAGGTACTTTTTCTAACATCTGGTCAAGATTCAGTGGCTGCTCAGAGCAATCAATTTTGCGTATGAGAGATATTGAGTGGTTTACTCAAGCGTTCATGTCAATTAATGAACACACAAAGTCGCGCTTTTTTCGAGATGCAGATATGGATTGGTTTTATCAAATTGGTGAAAATCGAGCGATGTCTAAAGTTCCTGAATATGATGATGCTGAACAGCGTAAATTTATCTCTATCATGGAGACGATTAAGAACACTGTAGAGCAACAGCAGGCAGTTCCTGCCTCTAAGACCATCCCACAGAGAACTTTTTGGGCTATGTTGTTTGTTGCTGAGTATTTCTATGATTGTAATGGCAAATACGTGATTCACAGCTATGATCAGTTTTATCGAGATGTGCATTCTATTGATGCTCGCTTGGTTAACGATTCAAAGCATGACCAATCAAGTGACTTGAAGTTAGCCAGAGCTAATAATCCACACTTGGATGATGCTGACATCAGTGCCATGGCTCCAGATAGTGATTACTACTGGTACCAGTGTCGCCGCATGGTTAATCCAACCCGTCGCGACACTCGAAAAGATACGTTAATAGCAGAAGTGAAAAAAGCTATTAGTAGCGGAAAATTCACATCTATCAATGCACCAGTTGCGCTGGCTAGTAAGTGAAAACGCCTTTGAGATATCCCGGCGGTAAATCACGCGCCGTTAAGCATATCTTACCTCACATCCCCGAAGGTGTCGAACGAGTGTGTTCGCCATTCTTCGGGGGTGGTTCTATTGAGCTTGCTTTGGCAAATCGTGGAACTCAAGTGTTTGGTTATGACAAGATGAAACAGCTTGTGTGGTTTTGGATGGCGCTGTGCGGCGATAATAATCAATTGGCCGATGAGGTGCAAAAGCTGCGAGAAGATTATGATATCCGCAGTGGTGAGAAAGTGACAGGCTGTAGTAAAGATTCCTTTCACCAGTATCGCGAAGACCTCAAGACAGATTCATTCATGTTTTCTTACGAGAGAGCAGCGAAATACTACGCCATTAATCGCGCTAGTTTTTCTGGTGCTACGTTTAGTGGTGGATGGTCGGAACGTGCATCATATGCACGCTTTACCGACTCTTCTATTAAGCGCTTGCGAGACTTTAAAGCCAAAAACTTTAGAGTAGATTATGCCGACTTTGAAGACGCAATCAATTATCATCCAAGGGCTTTCTTATACCTCGATCCGCCGTACATGCTTAATGGGTCACAGAACTCTCTATATGGTATCGATGGTAACCTTCATAGTTCGTTTGATCATGAGAGACTACATGGCTTACTGACCAACCGCACTGGCTGGCTGATGTCTTACAACGATTGTGACACTATCAGAGAAATGTATGACGACTACGAAATAATTGAAGCTGAATGGACTTATGGCATGAATAAGAGCAAACAGTCATCTGAGATACTAATTAAAGGGTAATGAGTATGAAAAAGATCATCGAAAGTTGGGACTTTTATCTAACGGAACAAAAATGTAAGCTTCCAAACCGAGGAGATATTGCTGAAGGTATTGTTGCTGCTGCTATCGCTGCTAAACTTTCCAAGAGAATAGATGGAAAAATAGGAATGATCGACGCATCCGATGTTATAGCTCAAGTTGCCAATATTAAACAAATGAACACTGTAGTTAGTAATGTTGTTCCTGACTTTAGTAGTGAATACGAGGACAAAGTTAGTTTTTCTATTTCAATGCCCAAGCGTCCGTTTGAGGCTCTACTTGACAGAAATATTTTAACTTGCTTACAGGGCGAATATGAAGGTGCGGTTAGCTACGTAAATAGTCTCCCGATGCACAAGTTTGCAACACGACTTGCGTCAAATAGAAAATCAAATGATATATTAGTAAAAGCGGCTGGCACCGAGGATCAAAAGGGCACAAAGGTTGATATATCAATAATTGTAGACGGCAATAAATTAAGGAATCAATTATCACTAAAAGTAAAAGGTGGCGAACAATTTGCACAAAAAACCGGAAAGGCTTTTGATGTTCAAAAAGCTTTTTGGGAGCCTCTTGACATTGATGTGTCAAGTGCCGAGCAGGCGTACAATAGAATTGTTAGCAATATACCAGATGGTAAGCCATTTTCCTCTCGTGATGAGATTGATACCGGAGGCTTTTTAAGACTGGCTTCTGATGCAACAAGTTTAATATACCAGCAAGCATATAAAGTTTTAGAGTCTAAGCTACAGAATGATAAATTTGAAGCTGAGTTTGTTAAATTGTTGGCTGATTATATTAAAACTGGTGCTGTTGGACCAGAGTCAGAGTTTATTGAGTTGGTGAAAATTTTACCCGGCGGTTTCAAAAGAGCTAGATTCGGTAAAAAGTTTTACACTGAGATGGAAAAAGCAAATTTATACCCTATTATTAATACTTCCGGTTCTTATCCAAAAATTCAAATTATTTACGAGGACGCTGCAGGAAATAAAAGCGTTCTTGTGCAAATGAGAGCTAAAGTAGAAAGAGCTTCAGGAAAGTCTGGTGGGACTAAAAAGTATGGTGTTCTAATGAGAAACTATCTTGAAACGGGTCCAGCATTATATAAATTAGCTGGTGTGTAAATAACATTTGACATCATTAATTGATGGTGTTATCTTATATTATAATTAACAGGAGGGCTAATGCCTAAGAAAACTACCGCCAAGGCCGGGCGTGTAAATTTACAAGACCTTATGAAACTTGTAAATAAAAAAGCAGGTCAAAACGTTGCTCACGATCTCACAGGCGATAACCCTACGTCTGTCAAAGAATGGATTCCAACTGGTTCACGCTGGCTAGATTCCATCATTGCCAAGGGTCAAATTGCTGGTGTTCCAGTGGGCAAGATTACAGAAATTGCTGGTCTTGAAGCGACCGGTAAATCATACATGGCAACACAGATTGCAGCAAACGCCCAGAAAGCGGGCAAGATGGTCGTTTACTTCGATTCCGAGTCAGCTATCGACCCAATGTTCTTGGAGCGAGCAGGATGCGACCTAGAGCGATTAATGTACGTTCAAGCATCCTCTGTCGAGTTTGTGCTTGAGACTATTGAAGAATTACTTGGTGCAACTGATGAACAGATGGTCTTTATCTGGGACTCACTAGCATTTACGCCATCAATCTCTGATGTTCAAGGTGACTTCAACCCGCAATCATCGATGGCAGTCAAAGCTCGTATTCTCGCAAAGGGCATGTCAAAGCTTGTTATTCCCATTGCGGATAAGAAA